GTATCTTCGAACGATCGACACTCGTGATGACGTTGAAGCGCTCGGTGGGAAACATATCGCCGCCGGCTGGGATTGGCGTCTGCTGATAGATAGATTGCCAGCCCGCATTGGTCAGCACCCTTCGGCGTTGCTGCAGAAACTCGAGTGGCTTCATCTCCGGAAACAGCGCCTCACCCCTCTTGCGGTAGCGCTCATCCTGCTCGGCGATCGCGGTGTACTTCAACACCCTGGTTTGCGGAAAGTGTTCAATCCATCTGCCGAGTGGATCATCGAGATGCCAGCGCGTCATGATCATCAGCAAGCCGGCCTTGTCCGAGAAGCGTCCGAAGAAATCGTCCGTCATCCAGGACCAGGTTTTATTTCTGATGGTCTCCGACTGCGCTTCGGCCCTGCCCTTCATCGGGTCATCGATCACGCCGAGATCCAAACCCATGCCGTTGATTTGGCCCATGACAGTTGTGTTGCGGAAACTGCCATTGTGATTCACATACTCAAGAATAGTGCTGTTGCGCAGCCACCTGGCGGCGGTGCTCGAGGCGGCGCTGTCATTCAGCTTGGTGAATTCGAACACCCGCTTGTAGCGATCGCTGTCGTAGATCCGTTGCAGCGATAGGTTCACCTTGATGCCGAGCTCGTCCGAGTAGGATCCGAAGATCGTGCGCACATCGGGATTGAGGCCGGCCACCCACGATATGAAATCGGTCACCTGTTCTGTCTTGCCGTGCTGCGGTGGTGCCTGGATCACCATCGCTGGTCGTCTGCCCCGCTCCATCTGCCGATAGAACCATTGCAGGTTCTTCGCCAGGTGCTTCTGCCACCATGTCTCTACCAGGTTGGGCCGGATGATCTTGCGGTACGCGTAGAAATTCTCCCTGGCTGTGGCGTAGCCGAATTCCTCCAGCGTTTGCTTGTCGCCCTCATTCAGGTTCTCGGTCGTCTTCTCCGGTGGATACTGCACCATGTTGCCCTAGCACCTTCATGATCTCATCAGCCGCAGCCACCATGAGATCGATGTCCATTTCCTTGTTCGCGTTTCTATCATGGCAGTACGCCTGCGCCAGTGCATGCAGGATGTCCTCACGGCTCGGGATCGGCATCGAGGCTCTCCGGTTCGTCACCATCGTCCATCGGTGTTGGATCTGCTTGCATGATCTTGAACATGATCTCCATATCGATGCCCCTGGAGGCGAGCTCGCGCTTCACCTCTTCCACGGATTTGTACGTGGTCCGCTTGGGACGGTCATCGATCGTCTTCTGCTCTACCTGGAGCGGGATGATCCTGCCGAGCAGCATGCAGAATGCCCGTAAGTCCTCTTGTGCCACCTTGCGCATGAAGCCGGTTAGCTTGCCCTTGCCCTGGCCGTCCTGGCCTTCGAGCTCGGCTGCGAGCATCACTGCTTCTTTCAGGACCCTGGTGTGCTTGTTGATGCCGCCGCGTGGTCTGCCAGGGTTATCGATGCCTGGCTTGCCGAAGCGTCCCCGCTTGCTCTTTATCGGCACAACGTTGCTGTTCATGTCCGTTGTATCGGTCATGGTGATGTCTTTCTGTAATTTACAGAAGGTTTGGCTCCGAGCACTACCGTCCGTGCCGAGAAATCACTTTCCCGAGCGTGTCCGCGACCCTCACTGGCACCATTGGCCAATGAATGCGCTAGTGGTCACCGTAGTAGACCTGGCGCTAACTCAATTCGTCCGAGCGTCTCTAGTAGGATCACCTCTCGCTGTCGAGAGGTTTGGTTCTGGTAGATGCCGCGCTGGCCGGCGAATAGTCCGCCGGTTACTTGCACGGCTTGGCCCTTAGTGAACCTGGAGCGCTTGAGCTCGATCAATCCGTGGTGCTCGCGCGCTTTCATGTTCGTTATGAATTCTTCCGGTAGCTTGGCCGGCACTTGTCCGTTCATGAGCACCGTCGAAACGCCGATGGTGCCAAACAAGCGCTGCCATTGGTCCTCGATCCACACGAAGAGATACCTGGGGAATAGCCATCGTGCGTCATGCACTTTGCGGCCACGATGGATGCGGACAATCTTCTCTCTCGGCGCGTAGATGGTGAAGCCCTGGCGCTCGATGTGCGTGATCGCACGCCGCTCACATGCCGGCTGTGACTGTACAACGGACCAGTACACGGCATCTCCCTGGCGACACACTTGATTCGGTGGCCGGAATAATCCCGCACCAGGCGCGAATCCGTCAACCCTGTCCCTATGGCCAATGGGCTGTCCACACCCTTCGGATAACCCGAAATATCTGCACACCAGGCGTCTCTGAGCTCACTCGGGGCAAATATAGCTGGCTAAGTGCTTGATTTAACTACAGAACAAATTTCACAGAATTCTATCTTCTCCCCTTGCAGATCAGTGCGCCTGGCCCTACGTTAGCGGCTCGGTTGGTTCATCTACCAGCCGGTGGCGGACGGCAGTAGCGACCGGATCGCCCACCCAGGGACCAGGAACCCCTGACAGGTAACAGCCTGCAAGAAAGCCTGGTCGCTCTTGAGAGGGCTGTGGGCACGGAATGAGCCAGACTCTTCCCCCCCCCCACGGTTTGCTCGAAGCGGAGATTTCGCGGGACGCCTCATCGGCCAGCCACGCGGCGGAAACGATCCGAGACTGGCGGATCAAGTCGCCCTGACACCGATCCAAACAGGCACCAAAGAATTCAACAACAATTTCCACTCTCGAATTTCGAGAGTGCATCTACACCGCAGCGTAATCCGGACAATGCCAGTTTGGCGATGCAAGCCGGCGCGCTGCGGCAAGATGCACTAACGCATCATCATGGAGCAACTGATGACGCACACTTGCGAACAATGCCGACGCAACACCGAGCTCTTTTACTGCCGCTCGGTCGATGAATATCGCTGCGAGGATTGCATCGAGCAACTCGCCGATGAAGAGAGCGAACCGCTAGACCCTCCTGGCTGGGAGGGCGGGTTCGCTGACAACCACTAGACGCCTGAATGTTTCGACGGTGCGCTCTTCGGAGCGCACAACGAAGCAATCACGCTTCATGGAGCAACACCATGTCAACTGAAACGAAAACACGCGGCCAAGTGGTCGCTGCCGATGTCTCGGCCCTTCTCCGCGCTCGCAACCCGCTGCTCTGGATCGTCACCAGGGAAGAGGCTCGTGTCGAGCAACTCTTGATCGAGGCTGCGGCTGCAGCCGGCTACATGCCCCGCACCTGGGACACGGCGCAGGGGATCATGGACATCTCCGGCAAACAGCCGAGCGACCTGGCCGACTCGTCCAGCGCTGATGCTGCGCTCACCATGATCGGCAATCGCGCCGAGAACGGCAAAGAGCGTGGCGTCTGGATTATGCGCGACCTTCACGTGTGGCTGGCCGGCGCGATCGGCTTCACCACCATGCGCATGATCCGCAACCTCTGCCGGTCACTGCCTGGCGCACCGCGCGACCAGGCGCAGGCAATCATCATCCTCTCGCCCTCGGCTGAGGTGCCTGCCGAGCTCGCCGGCCATGCGACCGTTATCGATTGGCCGATGCCCGATCGCGCTGAGATCGCGGCGATCATCGATGTGCTGATCGAGCAGTACGAACTAACCGACATGCTCAAGAACGGCGCACGTGATGCGGCGATCGATGCCGCTGTCGGCTTGACTGGCGAGGAGGCCCAGGCGTGCTACTCGCGCTCCCTGGTGCAGACACGCACGATCGATCCGCTGATGGTCGCCTCTGAGAAGAAGCGCGTTGTCAGCCGCGAGCGTGTGGTCGAATGGTACGAGCCGCTGAAAGGCGGCATGGATGCCGTCGGCGGTCTGCAGAACCTCAAGGCCTGGCTGGACGTTCGCAAGTCGGCATACTCGCCGGCTGCGCGCGCGTACGGTCTGCCGGCACCGAAGGGCGCGTTGCTCGTCGGTATCCCTGGCACGGGCAAATCGCTCACGGCCAAAGCAATCGCTACGGCCTGGGGCGTGCCGCTGCTCAAGGTTGACCTGGGCGCGCTGAAATCGAAGTTCGTCGGTGACAGCGAAGCTAACCTGCGCAAGGTTTTCAAATTGATCGAAGCGATCGGACGATGCGTCGTTTGGTTCGATGAGATCGAGAAGGCTCTGCAAGGTGCAACGTCGGGATCTGCGGACGGTGGCGTTTCTTCTGACGCCTTGGGCGCGGTCTTGAACTGGATGCAGGAACGGCAAGGTGAGGCATTCGTCATCGCTACGGCGAACGATGCTTCGGCTCTGCCGCCCGAGTTGCTGCGTAAAGGCCGCTTCGATGAACTGTGGTTCGTTGATCTGCCCACCAGCACGGAGCGTAAGGCGGTGCTGTCCGCAGCGCTGCGCCAGTACGATCGCGGTTCGATCGATGTCGATGCCGTCGCGGTCGCGAAAGCAACCGAGTCCTTCACGGGCTCGGAGATCGCGGCGATCGTCCCCGATGCGCTGTTCACCGCCTTCAATGACGGTGCTCGCGAGATCACCACCAAAGACCTGATCGACGCCGCCGCTACGGTGGTGCCGCTGAGCGTTACCGCAGCCGACAAGATCCAGGCGCTGCGCAACTGGGCCGCAACGCGGGCTCGTCCCGCCTCTGCACCCGAGGCTGTTGAGAAGGCGGCAAAGATCCGCGCTCTCGACATCTAGTCCCCTGGGCGGCATCGCAATAACGCGGTGCCGCCTCCTCATTTCAAATGGAGCAATCACCATGTCAGCCACCAAGACCCTGCGCCCTGGCCTTCTCGTTTCCCTCAAGTCGAGCGTCGAAGGCAATATCAACTATATCCCTGGCGAGCGCGAGACGCGCATCGATGCCAACGGCCAGGAGATCACCGAGATCGAGACCACGCGCGTGATCGCGGATCCCGATGAGTTCAAGCGTGCCGGTGAAGCGCGCAGCAAGGCACGCGGCATGATCTCTGCCGTCTGCGTCAAATCGGATTTCGGTTTGCTCTGTACAGCAGCAGACAGGCCGTTGCTCGATGACGCGATCAAGTCGGCGCACGCGATCGCCGATGCGTTTAACGCTACGGCGCAGATCACGCGAGTGAGCATCTTCGCCATCGTTGGCCAGGTTGCCTCTGATGACGTTGAGGCGGTTCGCGCGATCAACTCGGAAGTCGCCGGCCTCTTGAGCAAGATGGAAGCCGGCCTTCGCAATCTCGATGTGAAGGCGATCCGCGAGGCGGCCAATAGCGCCAAGCAGATCGGCCAGATGCTGTCGCCCGACGCTGCGGTGCGCGTGCAGATGGCGGTCGATGCGGCGCGGTCATCCGCCCGCAAGATCGTCAAGGCCGCCGAGACCGCCGCCGCTGAGGTGGATCTGCGGGCCATCCGCAAGGTCACCGAGGCTCGGACTGCCTTCCTGGATCTAGACCATGCCAAGGAAGTGGGCGTGCCGCGCCAGGAAGCGCGCGCGCTGGATCTGGTGCCCGAGGCCGAGGTCAAGATTGCGAAGCCTAAGCAACGCGCCCTGGAGCTCTGAGCCCCTATCCTGCCCCAGGCACCCACCCTGGGGCAGGAACCTTTCATCTTCCCCCGTAGAAAATATTCACCCACGGAGAAAATATCATGGCGTGTGAAACCCGCCTCCAGAACCGAAACCAAACGCTGAGCCAACGCAAGGC